TGTCGCGCTCGGGCACACGCTGCCCAGCGCCGAGCCCAGCCAGGTAGTCTTCGCTGCATTCGTAGAAGATCGCGCCATCATCCTGGTTGATCAGCGGCCGCACCCGATAGGGGTTGAGTATGTGCATGGCTTCGACTTCGCCACGCCGGTTGCGCTGCCCGATGTAGCAGTAGGTGTTGCCCTGCATCAGGTAGCTCTGAACGAAGGTCTGCAGGAAGTCGGCGCTGGTCTGGTAGCTGTTAGGCTCGCGGAACAGCGTCGCGTAGTAGTCGCTGCGCCTGAGCTCACGGGTGCCGTCCCGGAGATTGATTGCCCACACCTGCATCGGCAGCTTGGCGATGTCGCTGGCGATGGTGTTGACGCAGGCATAGACCGCGCTGAACGCCATCAACTCGAGCCCGCTCTGGGGACTGCCGCGGTTCATCTGCCACGAGCCAGGCGGGCCGCGATCGCCATTGCCCCACAAACCACCCGATGATGGCCATAGCCACGAGCCGGTGGCCGGTGCGGCTTTCAAGGCGCCAGAGGCGCGGGCGACCGCGCCTTCATAGGCGCCCGCGACCATTGCGCCGAGCGTCGTCAGCAGACCACGCCGGGTTGCCATCACGCATTGACCTTGGGCGCGTCGACCGCGCCTTCATACTCGCGCACCATGTTCAGCGCCACGTAGTCGGCGACGTCGGCTTTACGCATGTCCAGCGCTTCGCCGGTGCGCCGATATTCGCCGTCGTACCGGAAGCCGGCGACCGCGAGCACGCGCACGCGCTGCGCTTCGTCCTCTTTCTTTTTCGCCATCAGCGACCTCGCGAAAAAAGGGGGAGCCTTCGCGTGGCTCCCCCAGTGGTGGGCTGCCGGACCCTTGTCGATCACGCGGAAGGAGTGGCCCGGCATCCCCCTCGTCTACAGATGGAAGCCGGTGATTTCCTGCACTGCCGCGGTACGCCTTATCAGCCAGTAGATGTACCGCTCGGCGCGAATGCCCAGGAGGTTCTGCTGCCAAAGTGAAACAAGCGTGGTCGGCGGTGTTGCCGGTGCTGAATCCAGTTGCAGCGATGCCTCAGTCGAGGTGTCGATCGTGACCTGGCCATCGTCGGCGAGCATCAGCTCAGACTGCTCGAGCAGGGTGATGCTCGACTTGCCGCCGCTCACCGGCACGTTGCCCGAGACGATGACCGGGATACCCATCAGCGCAGGCATTACGCCGGGCACGCCCGCCGCGCCACCCGACATCGACGGGAAGGCAAAGACGTCCTGCGCGCCGCGCAGCGTGGCGAGAAACATCGCCGCGTGCGGTGCCATGATCCACACCGGCGAGACCATGTTGATGTTGGCGGTCGTCATGTTGAGCATGGCCGTCGACAGGTCTGTCGTGACCAAGGCAACCGTGGCGCCGGTCGACGGGATGTTGGTCGAGGTGTTGTTGATCGAGCCCGGCCGCACGCCGGCCGACGCGGCAACCGCGCCATCGATGAATTGCTGATCGATGAATTGCGCGATGGCGGAGAGCATGTCGTCGCGCACCAGTTGCTCGGCGCTTGGGTCGCTGAAACGGGCAAGCTCCTGAGTGATCACCACGATGACCGCGATCTTCGCCCACGGCAGCGTCACGCTGTCGAAAGCGAGCGTGCCGACCGGCTTGGACAATCCCTCGCCGACCCAGTTCGCCGTCACGCCGGCAGTCTGGCGCGGAATCTTCACGTTGAAGGGCACGGTCCTGTAGCCGTTCAGCCTCCCAACGATGGTCAGCGGCCGCAGCAGCTCGATGAATTCGGCGGTCATCACCTGATAATTGACGAGCGGTGCCGCCCACACCGGATCGGTCGTCGTGCCGGCGGCGACGGCGGCGCGCTGCACCCATGCCGCGTCGTTGGTGTTGCCGACGCGCATGGCGTGCTGCAGCACAGACAGCACCTCGGGATGCTGATGCTCCCACCGGCGCGCGATCTCGACCGCCTGCGGGAGATTGCCCTTCGACATCGCCAGCGCGGCGACCATGCGCGTGAAAGCCTGCGCCTTGAACGCCGGCTTGAACGGCACGACCCGCACGTCAGGCGTCGCCATCAGCGGATGCGGCAGCGGCATGGCACGAGCCGCCTGCTGCTTTTCGGCCTCTTCGAGACGGATGATCTGCGCGTCGATGTCGCGCACTTCGCCCTGGTCCTTGTCGTAGGCCTTGAGCTCGTCTTCATTCAGCAGCCGGTTCGCGTTGGCTGCCAGATCGCTCAGCACCTGCATGGCGTCGAGCGCCGCATTGCGCTTGCCGCGCAATCCGTCGATGTGTTTACGCAGCATTGGTTCACCTGTCGAATGCGCCCACACGCTGGCGGGCGATGGTGATCGATCGACGCCGGCTCTCAGCCGCGACCTGGGCAACTGCCCGAGCATCGTCGGTGAACAGCCGGCGGGTGGTCGCCTCGCTGAGCGCGAGCGACCGAGCGACGGCGAGCGCCTGCGGATTCGCGGGCACGGGCACGACGCTCAATTCGAGAAGCTCCTGGGCCACGAACTCGATGCCGATCGGCCAGTCTTCGTGATCGGGATCGTCCTCGGCATAGATGCCGTTGAATTCACTCGGCAGAAAGCCGACGCTCACGGCGCGCAGCGCGCCGGCATCGACGATGCGCCATATCTCGTCGGCAAAGTCGCTGACGCCTAACGGCAGGAAGGTGGCATCGGCCAGCAGGCTCTTGCCCTCGATCCAGGCGTCGGCGGTGCCGATCGGCGGCTCGCGCGAGTTGTGCCCGAACAGCAGCACCGGGTTGCGCTTGAAGTTGTCGAGCTGCCAGCCGCCGGCGCGGATGATGTCGCCATAGCGATCGACGGTTTCGTCGGATGCCACGAAGCGGATGGTGCGCGGCTTGTCGGCCGCCTTCTCGATCTCGGCGGCGCGGAATTGCCGCTCGCCGATCTTGGGCGCTGGACGCTTCATGGTGGGTCTCCTAGCGGGAACGTCTCTTGCGCCGGGCGACGGCCTGCGGCTTGGCAGGCTTGGCGCGCGGGCGATTGCGGGCCACGCGAGCGCTGTCGGTGCGCTTGGTTTCGAGCACGCCCGACGGCACGTCGGAGGCCAGCCCATGACCCGCGCGGGGCCTCGGCGAGCCAGACTTGGTTGGCATGGGATTATCCTTTGGGGGCTTTCTCGGCCAGCAACCGCTCATAGTCGTCGAGCATCGCCTGGACGTGCTCCTTGCTGGTCATGGCATGCGAGTGATAGCGCAACACCTGATCGTAAGCATGGCGGTCGATCATCTGCTTGAGCGCCTCCTCGTAGGCTTCGCGGGCCTCATCGGCGGCCTTCTGGGCTTCCTGCTGTTCGGTCATCGCATCCCTCCTGGTGTCCCCTTTGCGAAAGCGAATAACGGCAAGTCGATACCGCGAACATGCTCGATGCGGCGCTTGATGTCGGCAATTGATTCGGCATCCTGCTCGACCAGGATGCAATCGAATCCTTCGGCCATGCAGGCCATGCCCGTCGTGCCGCTGCCGGCAAAGGGGTCAAGGCATGTTCCGCCCGGAGGAGTCACAAGCCGCACCAGCCAGCGCATGAGGTCGACGGGCTTTACTGTGGGATGCTTGGAGCCTAGGCGGTCGTCGGCGTCGGCCTTCGCGCTGTAGAAAAACCGGGCGGCGCTGCCGCTGTCGCCAAAGCCTATGTCTTTGATCTTCTCTCCGCTTTCCTTTTTCCAGCCGGAAAAGTTTCCAACTTCGGTACCGTTGGATTTCCCCGTTTCTGGCGGAAACGCCCGCACGACCTCCGCGCTGCCATCGTGGCAGACGTTCGCAGGCCAGCGACCGACGTTGGGATCCAGTTCATCGGGCAACCGCTTGCCGCTGATCCCCGTCGCGCCGATGGCCGAGTCGGATTGGCTATGCAAGGCCGGAACATCGCGCGTCGTACCAATCCTGCACCCGCCTATGTTCAGCGCGCCAGTGCCGTGCTCGAGCACGTTCGCCGCGACGGTGCCCGTCAGCGGCTTGCGCGCGAGGCAGATCAGTTCCATCGCCGGCTTGAGCGCGGTGCCCCAGCCGTCCCATTGCTTAGCTGCGTCTGTGCTCGCGACCGTAACATTTCGATTGCCATCGCCCATGACGCGGACGGAACCGGTGCCGGTGCCGATGCCGGTCACGCGCTGGCCTATGACCTCGCGCTCGGCGGACGCGATGCTATCGAACGGAAGGGCGAACGTGTCCCGAATCAGATTGAATTGGTCCGGCGTCGGCATGTTGAGGCCGAGTTCCCAATTTGCGACGCAGCCGGTTAAGCCGCCCGTCTTGCTCGGGAACAGCGCCGCCACCTGCTTTTGCGTGATGCCTGCCTTTTTGCGCCACGCCCGGAACCACGGGCCGAACCACGCGACCGACTGGCCGCCGTGCTTGTCGATGCCCTTGGCGACATTGTGCGATTTCGGGCAGCCCGAACCATAGAGCCAAGCAATCGTGTCGCGTATCTCGAAGCCCGCATCCTCGATGGCGCACACCAT